GTACTATTTTACTAGATTCAGATGTTCCATTTGAAAAATTAACCAACCCTGATCCGCATTGGTTGCAATCCAGAGATAAAATTGAATCACTGCTTCAAACAAATAAAATAAGCTTACCTTCTAAAAGTCCATATTATTCTTTAAGTTCTATTTTTTCATTATATAATATAACTATTTCATTGTCTGTTCTTTTTAGAATTGTTGAAGATCAGTATGATAGATATATGTTAGGGTTAGAATTACCATATAATATTCCTGTTAAGAATTTAGGTTTAGTTATTCCTATACTACATGTTTATATTGCAACAATTTATGTTTATGAAAAAATGTTTGGTTATGGGTCTTCAACTACATTTACCAATTATAATTGTTATAATGGAGAAGTGAATTATAATATAAGTAGTGAAGAAGGTTTATATATACATTCAGTAACTGGAGAAATTAAATATTTTAAAGATCATCCACCACTACCTTCTGAATGGGATTTTTATCATAGCACAACTCCACCAATTCCTTATAATTTATCTAACTTAACAGATCTATATGAAGAATTAATTAAAAAACCTATATCAAGAGATGATAGAACTAATAGAATAAATACACTTATAAATGATTGGTCAAGACCTTTATCTCAAAATTTTTTAAATTCAATGAATGCTGTTGAACCTTTATTAGATGCATTAAATCCTGATTTTAAAGCTGTTATTGATTCTTGGTTTACTATTGGAGATGAATCTTATTTAATAACATATTTAATTGGTACGTTAGATAACTGGATTAGATTGAATATTGATTTTAAATCTCCAAGTTTAGTTATAACAATGTTAGGTCTTGGTTTTAGAAAAGAGTTATATGAAATACTAAATTTCTTTAAACCATATAGAGCTAGATTAGCTTTTATGGATACATCTTTCTCGTTTAAAAATCCATTAACTGAATCTATATTATTAGATGAATGGATATTAACTCAAATTGAGAGTTCACTTAGAGATAGTATAAGACCCGGTGGAGAATACTGTCCTCAAATAGAATTTAAATCTGAGTTTTTAAATTTTAGTTATGATAGTGGTGGATATTATGATATTCCTCCTAGTTTACAAAAATATTTTATAGAAGCATTAAACCAACATCCTGGTGGTGGTATTTGTGATTCTTATATGCTTGAGATAGGTATGTTTTTTAGAGATAAAGTTGGCACAAGTCATCACTATAATAAAAATTGGGATACACCAAACTCTTTCTTTGATTCTGGATTTGAACAACAATGGTTTGATAAAATTAATATTACTAATGATGAATTACCGCCTGGCGATATTGTTCCAATAGATGATGATGGAGTTAATCATCAAATAGGACAAAATATTATTGATTCTAATATTGTACGTGATAATATTCATATAGATATTTCATTTGTTGGTTATTCTTTCATTACAACAAATGTTGTTAATATTGGTAATTATCCATCAGCATATGATTTAGGTAATTTTTATGATTCATTAACTAGTTTAGATATTTATGAACCATTAACTAGTACTGTTTCAATCCAAACTGCTATTGGTGGTGTGCCTAGTCCATATATTTTATTTAGAAATATAGAAAATAAAGTAGAGTGGACTAGTTCATATATAGGGCATGAAGGAATATATTTAGATATTGGAATACATGAAGTGGTAACTTCAACAGCAAGTATTTCTTCTACAATATATGATACTAATTTAACTGTTATTGAAATTTCTTAGAACATATTATAAATAGTCCATCTTAATCCACAGACTTTAAACATAAAGCATCTAGTCTGTATGCTTAGGAGATAAAAATGGTATATAACAATAATTTCGTAGCAGTGATCAAATGTAATGGTAAAATTCTTAGAGAAGTATCAAATGAGAATGATGTCATCCTTCCTTTCGGAGCAGAGTATTCTATCCTATTAAAAAATCTTGATAATAGAAGAGCGGTTGCAGAAGTTTCTATTGATGGAACTGATGTATTGGATGGAAGAAGACTTGTTATTGACGCCAATGATGATACTGAGTTAAAAGGTGTCATGGTTAATAATGCAGTCAAGAATGCTTTTAAATTCATTCAAAAAACAAAAAAAATTCAAGATCATCGTGGAGATAAAATAGATGATGGTTTCATCCGTGTTAAATTTGGTTTTGAAAGACAATTATCATCTACTACTACATGGACATATCCAACAGTATATAGAAGTTTTGATACTACTAATGTATATAGTAACCATGAAGTAAAATATGGTGGATGTAGTAATGATATGAATGCAGTTAGAAGCATTGTAGGACAATCTGATCCAATGGCATCTGCTAATATTTCAAGTAATGTTACTATGGATAGTCTTGGACCAAGTGAAGCACCTCAGATAGAAGAGGGTATAACAGTTCCTGGTTCTGAACTAAAACAAGATTTTAATAGTACCTATGTAGGAACTATTGAAGATCATGGAACAATTATTATTAGACTTAAAGGTACTGATAAGATAGATGAACCTGTAAAGACTCCTCTATTTGTATCAACTAAAAAAGAATGTCCTACTTGTGGAACTAAATCAAGATATGGAACTAAATTTTGTCCTGAGTGTGGGACAAATCTACAAGCATAAAAAATAAACAAAAAAATAAAAGATGGACTAATGAGGGACTCAGCAATTAAGTTGAGTCCCTCATTTTTCTGTTTATTCTCTTATAAAAGGATTTGTGATAAGAATTCTATTATGTTCTTTCTTCTTAATATTATACTTATCAATAAGACAAGTCATAAGAGATCCAAATTCCATTTTAGCAAGGTTTTCATCTATATTGAATTTAGAAATTCTTTGGACTGTTCTTTTATATTTTGAAGTTGTATTTAACAGATTATTCTTTTTCAAAAGTATAAATAAATGTATAAATGCTTTGAATGTTTTTGCTTTCCAACATATAGAACCTCTTTCTTTTGGTCCAAAACAATTATTGAAAAATATTAGAAATTCATTAATTCTATTCAGAACAATTTCATATCCAATTTCTTTAATCTTTGCATTATATATTTCTTCTTCATCATTTCTCCACCCTTTACTGTATCCTAAACCACATTTTGCAATTAATTGCCACGCAGAATTGATAGGAATTCTTTTTAAAGTCGATGGTCTTTCCGCAATAGAAACTTTATCAAACAAAAAAGATAATTCATCTTCATCTGTTAATTTATAAAAAAGCAATCCTGCAACATGCTTTGCCAAGTATTTAGCTCGCCATACGTATTGTGGTGCTTTAATCTGAGTTCCCATTTTATTTATTTCTAAGAAGAAATCTACTTCTGCTTCTGCAGTTGTGAATTCAAATTCATGTACAATCGGTATTGTTTTATGTCCAATTGCAATTAAACATGTAATTCTATGATTTCCATCAACAGGATTTTTAGAAGTATTAATAGTTGCAGTTAAAGATTGCCACACACCATTTTCAGCATAAGACTTTATTAATGTTTTAAGTCTCCCATCTTCTAAAGCTCTTTGATATGCAGAACAAAAGTTTATTAATTCTATAGGCATATTAAAATGAATTGCTACTAATCTCACTCCTTTTGCATTGAATTCTTCATTATAATCAATTGTAACAAATTTTCCATTTAATGGTTCAATTACAATTGCTTCTAATTTTGATTCTTTTTTTACAGTTGTAGGTGTAGCCACGTGGTTTTTATTTTTTTCAATTATTGCATTGTCTAACATTAAAAAATCCTCCATTATTATAATTTATAAATTATCAAGCAAGTAATCATTTGATTTTGTGTATCAGAATAAGTATAGAAATCAAATTCTAAAATTTTACCTTTGTTTATCCAATTTGGTATATGATAATATCCAAAACTTTGATTAGAATCAGGAATTATTTTTACACCTTTAGAACAACCTTTAACGTTATAGTCAAATCCAGTTATTGCAGAATTTAAAATATGTAAAATACTATTTATTTGTCTAACAATAATTTTTCTTTTAAACCTTCTACCACAAAAAGTAAAATTCATTGCTGCTATTGGATAACCTTGCTCTTTTTGTTTTATTAATCTATATGCTAAAATTTCACCTGTTTCTAAATATTTATTATCTTTTTTATTTTTGTATACCAATGTATTACAAAAATCTAAGTCTTGAAACTGAGGATGAATATTAATATCATAAATATTCTTAAAAATAGGTTTAACATTTTTATTTCCAGAGTTTTTTATTTTAGTTTTAATTAGATCAAAAATATCTGAATTATTATCAACTAAATATAAATCATGATTACCATTTGTTATACATTCAGCTTGTCTTATTCTGAGATCAACATTTGGTCCACATAAAATCATTGAGTTTCCATTAAAATATCTAGAAACTTTCTTATACTGAAGATCAGTTATAAAAATTTTATTTGGTCCATTTTTATCTTCCCATCTATTATTTGGAGTTTCTATCAATTGTTTTGATGTTATAGATTCAACTGAAATATTACCTTTAATATATAATCCTTTGCTAAGTCTTATTAAGACACCATTAACACATAACCTAGAAAGATAAGTATGTATCATATCTAATTCTATATATCCATTAAATACTTTTTTTACATCATTTGGAGTAAATGGCTCATTATCAATTTTAGATATATGATCAAGTATTAATTTTTTTTTATTTTTCTTTTTCTTTTTCATTATTTTATTAGAAAATAATTTTTCTAATGAGATTCTTTTAGAACCTTGATTAAAAATTGATAGTTTCATTCACCTCTCCTATTAAATTAAAATTACAATTATGTTATATTGTATATTAATATATATAGTTCAAGTTTTTATAAAAGTCACCAATCATATCCAGAAATAAGAACAAAATATAAAGCTAAAGTAGAATCGCAAAGATTATAAAAGGAGTTACATAATGGATGATAAAAAGATTAAAGATCCAGAAACTATAGTGGTCAATATAGATGAAAACTATGGTGAAGCGTGCATACAAGATTCAGTGAATAGTACGACTGCGAAATCAAGAAAACCAGAAGGTTATGTTGAAATTTATTCTGTTGATAAAGATGGAACTAAACAAAAGGTTGGTAAAAGTAACTTAGTTCTATATGTTGGTCGTGAATGGATAGCATCTAGATTATGTAATATCAAAAATCCAAACATCGCTCCGGATGAGGATGAATTTCTTAATTGGTTTGGATTAGGAAATGGAGGAACTCCAGTTGGAGATCCATTAAATCCAAATGTACCTGTAAACACAATAACAGGTTTAGCAAGTGAAATTCCTTTACATCCAACTGATTCAAGTTGTTCAGATTTAAGAAACGGACAATATTACAAACATCCTTTTGATACAATAGAATTTCAACAGGATATTTTAAACGATGATAAATGGCTAATATTAAAAGTTACTACAACAATATCAGTAGATCATGCCAATGGTTATAATTTAAATGAAGCTGGTTTATATACTTCTGATAGTGATGTTGGTGGATCAACTGGTCCATGGCACATATTTAGTATAGTTACATTTCCTAGTATTGTAAAAGATGATACTAGACAATTAGTATTTTATTGGTATTTATATTGCTAGTAAAAAAATTATGAAGGTTAACTTAGAGATACCTCCAAAAAGGATTTTCAAACTTATGTAGAGCGGAAAAAAGACAAACAGACAATTTAATAAGAATCCGTTATAAGGAGGAAACATTATGGCAAGTCCAATATCACCAGGTGTATATACTACAATCACTGACTTAAGCACTTATGTTGCAGCAGTACCAAGCACAATTGGTTTAATTTGTGGTATTACCAAAAAAGGTGAAGACAACGTTTTAAAATTTATCGGTGGAAGAGCTGAACTTATTTCTGAATTTGGTGAACCTAATATCACTGAATATGGAAAAAGTTATGGGCAAGGTATGTATTGTGCATATAATTATCTAGGAGAATCTGGATCATTATTCTTTATTAGATGTATGCCAGATGATGCATCATATGCAAATATAAGAATTAATGTTGAGTTAGCTGCAACTGATTCTACTGCTACAGTATCATTAAATAATATCAATTCAACAGATATTAATAATATTTATGAATTAAGAACAGGATTAGCTCAAGTTGGAGATACTTATCCACTATGTATTCTTTATCCAATTGGTAGAGGAGAATATTATAATGGTATTAGTGTAAGATTAACAGCTCATGCTAACCCAATGTTAGACGGAATTTATGTTCTTGATGTTTATGAAAAACAAGCTGATAGTACAGAAGTTATAGTAGAATCATTTGAATTATCATTTGATCCTAATGCTAGAGATAACTCTGGCGATTCTATTTGGATTCAATATGTTCTTAATAATTATTCAAGTGTTTTAAGATGTGAAATGACTACTGATGGTGATGAAATTATGTCAAGTGGTTATGATACATTAATTAAAGTTTATGATAAAGAAATTGGTACCGTTTCAGTTGATAAATCTACTGGTGCAGCATCAATAACTGATACTAAACAAGATTTTACTGATTGGATTTCTACAGCTTTTCCTTATGCTTATTGTATAGAAGCTACTGATCAACGTGGTAATAAACTTCAAGGATGGTGTGGTGGTTTGAATGCTGATGAAGATAGCATTGAAGTATATAATGATAGAATATTAAGTGGTGCTAGAAATTGGATTGGTGATACTTCATTGTTTGATGAAACTGGCGAAATTACTTATACAATTAAAAAATCATTTGCATTAGTAGCAGCAGCTTTTACATCATCAGAACCTGTTCCATTAAAGAAAGGTAGTGATGGAAGTCTTTTAACTGCTAGTGGTGATTTAGATACTGTGGTTGCTACTCAATTATTATCTCAAGGTTATCTTGGTCAATTAACTAGTTCAGTCGATGGTTCAAGTTCAGTTGATGATTTATTAGACCAAGAAAATATTTATTTTTCAATAGTATTTGATTGTGGATATCCTTCTGATGTTAAAACTAGTATTTCAACATTAGTTCAAACCAGACGTGATTGTGTAGCAATTATGGATAATGGTGATAACTCATCATATACTAATTCAATTACTAAACGTAATGATGTTCATACATTTAATAATTATTTCTGTTCTATTTATGAAGAGTATAATAAAGTGTATGATTCATTTACTGGACAAGATATATGGTTCTCTCCAGTATTTCATATGTCATATTTATTACCAAGAAATGATAATGTAGCTGAGATTTGGTTTGCTGCTGCTGGTTTTAATAGAGCTTCAATTGATACAATTAAAGAACTTAGATTTAATCCAAGATTAGGTCAAAGAGATCAAATGTATTTAAAACAATTAAATCCAATTGTTAAGTTCAACCCAGGATATACTAACTGGGGTCAATTGACTTCTCAAGCTAAACCAAGTGCATTACAAGACTTGAATATTGTAAGACTTGTTCTATATTGCAAACGTGCTCTTGAACAATATTGCCGTTTCTTTATATTTGAGCAAAATGATCAAATCACTTGGAGTCAAGTAGCCGGTGGAATAGTACAATTCCTTGATAATATTAAATCTAGAAGAGGTCTTTATAGCTTTAATGTTGAGGTTGGTGCTACTGCATATGAAATTAAAACTAAAACTTTTCATGTTAATATTACTTTAGAACCTACTAGAGTTGCAGAAAAAATTAGTTTAAATTTCTTCATTAAATAATTAACAAACAGGGAATAGGATATGTTAAAGTCTTCTATTTCCTGTTTTTTCCGTATACACACTGATATAGTATTTTAATAAGAACATATATTAAATCATACAGTAGTATAGGTAATTAATCAATTAATTTTTTTTAGGAGGAAGCTATGAGTTTAATAGAATATGATGAATCAATTGAGAGTTTAAAAGAAGCCTTTGATGCATTTTCAGAATTAGCGGAAGGTGGAAAAGACGGTCGTGGTAGTAAAACTAAAGCACTACAAGCAAGAAAACTTAGCATGCAATTAGGTAATCAACTTAAGGATTTCCGGGCTCTTTCAATTACAAACGATAAGTCAAAATAAATTATCATTAACTCCCTATCTTTAGATAATATCAACAGGTAGGGAGTTTAATCCGCTATCATTTTTAAATAACTAGTTGACATAATATTTAGAACAAAATATAAAGAATATATTAATCAGAACTGTATTATGAATAATTATAATTCTACGAATTGACGCAAAACATGTCCTGATGATCCAAAAAGGATTTTAAAACTAGAAAAGAAAATAACGTGGAGGATACGATATGAGTTTAAAACATGCTTTCTCAAATGTACAAAGCAACGTTCTATCAAGAAGATGGGGCGGACATACTACTGGAGTTGCAGATCCATATATTACAGGATATCACTTTATTTGGTTTGATAAAATGCCAAATATTCCATTTGATAGTGAACCAGTAACAGGTGGTTTAAATCAATCAGAAACACCATTGATTTTAGCTGCAACATGTACTGGAGTAACACCTCCAGGTGGAACATTAAACAAAGTTGAGTTTACTGGACTTGGTGGAGTAAAATGGGCTGTACCTGGTAATCTTGACTATGGTAATTCAGTATCAGTTAAATTTCAAGAAATGCAAGGTTTACCTGTAACTACTATTATGCATAGATGGATTAAAATGATGCGTGATTATAGAACAGGTGTTGCTGGAGAACCACTTAGTGATCAAAATGAAGGAACTACAGCATATACTAAAACAAATTATTCTGCAGTTTTATATTACTGGACAACCGCTCCAGATGGAAAAACTATCGAATATTATGCAGCTTATGATGGTGTATTTCCAACTAAAGATCCTGCTGATTTATATGCTAGCGATGTTGAAAGTATTGGTAAATTAGATGTTGAGATTGAATTTAATGTTGATTACGTATGGCATGAAAATTGGGTATACGAAAAAATCAAATCATTATATCAACCAAATACTGATAAAGCTAAAAATGAAATTTACAATTATGGAAAAAAATTAAAATAATTAAGTAGGAGGAATATTATGTTACATCCATTAATTGAATCTCTGCTGTTTCTTAAACTTGCAAGACAAAGTGTTTGTGAATCAATAGATGAGTCTTCAATAAAAGAAAAAACAGAGCTAAAAGATTATATTCAAAATGAAGCTTCTGATTATGAAGTTATTCATTTAGTTACTTTAGGTGAAATGCCTGAAGATAAATTTGATGATATTTCTGAGCAAGTTGTTTGGGAATGTTTTAGAAAAGATATAGTTAAAGCTTATGATTATTTTGCTATAGAGGAAGGATTTGATGAAAAGGATATTGATAGAATTATCTTTGAGATGGGTCCTATTAGTGAATATGGTCTTAGTTCAGCTCAACCTATTATGGAATTACATCAACATAATGGTTTTTATAAAGAAGCATTAAAAGAAAAAGAAACTACTAAAGAGTTTTTTAAGAGAGGTGTTAGAGAACCTACTGGTAGAAAAACATTTTCAGATAAAATGAAAGATAAAAGAAATAAGTTAAAATTAAAATGGCGTGCTAACTCAACAAAAAGAAGAGTTAAAGGAGCACTTGGAATAGCATCTACTGGTGAAAAAATTGCAACAGGCGCTGAAAATGTTGTTAGCAAAGGAGTTAAATCTACACAAAAATCTTGGAAAGGTATGACTCCTGGTCAACAAGCATCTGCTAAAGGTGTTGGTGGAGCAGCTCTTGGTGCTGGTGCAGCTTATCTTGCTTATAAAGCTTGGAAAAAAAGAAAAGCTAAGAAATCTAAAAAAAAATAATTTTTTTTAAATATATAAAATAGTCGAACTTGTAAAAGGGTCCGACTATTTTTTTTATTGTTGGAGGTTTCATGGTTAATATATCAAATTCTTTATTGTTTCTCAGTATATGTAGAGATACTATATGTGAGATGCATCCTCAAAAAGATTTTAATTATTTTATTCAAAATGAAGCATCCGATTATCAAATCATGAGTATTATTGTTAATAATGAAATTCCAGATGAAAAATATAATACAATTGAAGAGAAAAAAATATGGAACACATTTCAATATATAGCCTGTGAAAATTTAAATTATAAACTACTTAGAAATATCATTACAAAGATGGGTCCAATTGCTGAGTATAATATATCATCATGTAAACCAGTATTAAATTTCTTAAATGAAATTGGGGATCAACCAAAATTTACTCAATCGCTTTTTAAAAGATTAAGTTCTATTAGAAAAACAGCTAAGTCAACTTTAAAAAAGGGAACAGACGCGGCAACTAAATTAGCTGTAGATACAGTTAATAAGGGTACTTTGGGAAAAATAGCTATAGGAATGAGCGCAGGAGCAGCAGCTGCACTAATAGCATTTGCAGCAGCAAAAATATATAAAAATTATATAAGCAAAAATGCTAGAATGTGTAATGGTAAACCTGAAAAAGCTGCTTGTATGAAAAATTTACAGAATAAAGCAATGAGAATGAGAATTGCAAAATTAAGAAGTGGAATATCTTCTTGTTCTAAAGCTAAAAATTCTGAAAATTGTAAAAAGAGCTTACAGTCTAAAATTAGCAAATTACAGCTAAAACAAGATAAACTATAAGTTGAATTTTATTAATTAGATATGAAGGAAAGGGAGATTAAAAATGTTTAAAGGCTTTGATTTAAATTATCCGGAGTATGAAGTTATCACACCTCATACAAAGTTGTCATTTAATGTAAGAAGTTTAAATGTTTCTGAAGAAGAAAAAATGAAAGGTAGTTTAGTTTCACCAAACAAAATTACTGAACATTTAAACACTTGCATTTATGAAACAATTGTTAAAAAACCTGCAGCAATTAAAGAGTTTAAAGACTTTCTTGCAGTATGTACATTAAAGGATAGAGATGCTTTACTATATGGATTATACCATATAACATATGAAGAAGTAAGAAACTATGATATTAATTGTTCTTCATGTGGTAAAACATACCCTGTTACTATTCAAGCATCTGATACATTTCAATTTAATATGTATCCTGGAAAAGATATTCTAAAAAAAACAACTAAAGTTAAATTACCAGTTTCAAAAGGTATTACAGTTGTTATTAAACAACCATCTTTGTTAGATGAAATGAATGCAATTAAAAATTTAAGTAATAGATTAGGATCTTCTATTGAATTAATTACAGAAACTTTAATTATTGATAGTTTTGAACAAGATATAGAAGAATCAACAAAACCTAAAGTATATAATGATAGATCAGATATACTTGATGCTTATTTAACTTTACCTGCAAGAGATAAAAGAGTTATTCATGAAGCATACAATAAAGCATTTGGAAAATATGGAGTTGACTTAAAAATGAAAACTTTTTGTCCGCATTGTAGCGCGGAAGAGGATGTGGATATCGATTTGGTTTCCCAGTTCTTTCGCATGGTATACTCAGGATAATATAATAGATGAATATAAAACCATGTTAAATGATTCTATATTTGCAGCCATTGAAATGTTACATATGGGCTATATTGATATAATGTTAATGCCTGTTAAAAGGTTTAATGATCTTCTAAAATGGAAAGCAGATATAGAAGATCAAAAACTTACAATGATAGAAGAAGGGAAAAAATAATGGCTTCTATTTTAGAAAAATTCAATTTAAACATAGTTGGTTCACAAGGAAGAATACTTGATTTTATTCCGGTGATATCATCCTCTGGTGAATTTTCTTCTGTAAAAGATTTTGATGTTATTTTAAATTCTTGGAATAATATTTTATTAACTAAAACTAGAACTTATATGTCTAACCCTGATTATGGTAGTGATTTATATAAGTATATTTTTGAACCTGCTGATGAAGTTACTGTAGAAGGTATAAAAGAAGAAATAAGATTTAGATTAATGAAATATGATAACAGAGCTTATATTACAAGTATAGATGTTTCATTTATGCCTGATGGACATGGTTTTATTTTAAGTATTGGTGTTGAGTATGATAATAGTAATAAAACATTAAATACTGTAATTTATGATAAACAATTTATCAATATGGAGTCTTAGAAACAAACTAAAAGTGGTTCATGATATATACTAAGAACCACTTTTTTTACCATTTATTTTAGAATGATATTAATAACTTATAAACCTATTTTATATATATTTGATCTATTAACATTAGGAAAAACTTATGAGAAAAAGAATTATTTATGGAATCTTAAAAACATATAAAGGAATATTTACTAAGAAACATATTGGTAATGTCCATATATTGATTATTGAGATGGAAAAATCATTCTGGGTTTTAAATCTCATAGGACAGTTAAAAAATGGTAACCAAATTGCTCAATTACTTTTAAGAGCACCATCTGAATATATTAGTGAGTTTATTGATGGATATGAAAAAACTGAAAATTTTATGTTAATAGAAGAAATTTTTTGTAATATTTCAAATGAATCTATTTCTCAATTAAAAATTTTATTAAAGAAAAAAGGAAAACATATAAATAGTCATCTTACTATTTTTCATTCTTTAGAATATAGTAAAGGTAATATTAATATGTATGAAATAACAGGCAAATTTAAACTAGTTATAGATGATAAACTTGTTGATAATCCTGTTCAATTAAGAATGATAGCTTTAAAAAAACAAACAATAATAAAACCTTTACTATCTAAATTCTTATCCGTTTTAAAGAGGTAAAATTATGCAAAATTTGGAACAATTATATGAGTATATTAAAGAATATCAAGAACTCGTTCTAGACTACTATAGTAAGCATGGAGTTGCTTTTTTAACAACCTATTGGAACATAAATAAAGATACAACAGTCTGGGACAAGCAACAAATGTATGGTGGTGCTTATGAAAAAACAGGAGAATTATCTGGAATGAAATGGGATAAATATTTATTACTTCCTGTTTACTTTTCAGAAGAAATTGCTACTGGATTTGATGGCTCAGATATTGGGTTAGTGAAAGAACAAGAAACCAGTGTTGTATTTCCATCTATTTATGGTATAACTCCATACGCTAATGATATAATTAAATTTGAGTCAGAATTTTTACAATCACAAAATGATACATATCCATTATTTAAAGTAACTGGAGTTGAACCTTATCCAAATACCGAGAAGAGATATTGGAAATTAAGATGTAAAGTTTATGAAAGTAAAGGTACTAATAAGTTAGAAGAAAAAACAGAAGATACATACGTATTTTTTGATTATGATAAAAAAATTCACACTGTAGAGGAAGCAACAACTTTAGCTCGAATGTTAGCTAAAGATGAAGAACTTAAAACTAATCTAGTAGACATGTGGAATGATAACGCAGGTCTTATAGAAACATAGAGGTAAATATGACTACACCAGTATCTAATATAATATATGCATCAAGAGATGCTATTAGAGTACAAGTAATAGAATTTCTACAACAATATATGGAATTGAATAATGTTGATTTAACCCAATCTTCATTCTTATCATATATTATAGATATTTTTACTACCCTTTCTTCTAACTTAATGTTCTATCAAAGCAATATCTATAATGAGTTTTTTCTAACTCAAGCTCAATTACCAGAATCTATCCATAATTTAAGTTCATTTATTGGGTATAATCCGCTTGAGACTAAATATGCAGTAGCAAATGTATTAATTACTGTTAATCTTTCGTTCAATGATCCAAATACAATATTTAATATTCCTAATGGTTTTGAATTTAAAACTAATGATAATAAATCTTTTATAACTTATTATAATGTTAATGTTAATGTAATTAATAATACATCTATTTTAATATCAGCAGAACAAGAAGGAAAAGTATTTAATGTTCCAGTTAATATTGATACAACATCTGAAAATCCTAATTTTCAATTTTTATTGCCAACCCGACAATATAAAACCACTGTTCAAGAGTTTACAATTGATGAAGATTTACAACCATATCAATTTACAGATATTAATGTTTCTATTGATGGTAAAGTTGCAGATATGGAAATATATGTTAGAGATCCTGATTCTTCAGCAGAAGATACCGGTAGATTGTATGAAAGATTTAACAGTTTATATTTAATGAGCAATTCTGATTATGGTTATGTTTTAAGAGTATCTCCTGAAGGAAGAAGAATATACTTTGGTAATGGACTTATTGGCCAACAACCTTTACCAGGGTCAACTGTAATTGCTCACATAAATGTAACTGATGGAGAAGATGGAAATGTTATTGCTGGTTCTATAACATCTGGTGGAAAAATTTATACTCAACAAAGTGGAGTAACTGAAATAGTTGATTACAATATTATTAATCCATCACCTGCTTATAATGGAACAGATGAAGAAAGTTTGCAAGAAATTAGAGATAATTCAATTAAAAGTTTGGTTAGTTTAAATAGATTAGTTTCAGAGCAAGATTATAAAAATTTTGATGTTGTTATTCCTGATGCACCAATTAAATCTAATTCTATACCTGTATTAAAAAGATCAGATTTAAAAGTAAATGAAATTCAATTATATACTATTCTTGAGTTTGATAATGAAATTGTTCCTACAAGAAATGGAACTTATACTATTGAACCTTATGGTACAACTTATATTCCAAGAGATAAAATTATAGTTATAGATGATATTGAATATATAACATTGTTTGAAATGACAGTTGATGAACAAAATGAAGTTGCTTATTATCATTATATAATGAGACAAATTCAAATAGTTCCTACTTTAATTGAAAGTTGGGGACATAGTGAACAAGAACTATATCATTTTCATTTAAACAATTTAGAAATTACTAATGATGGTACATCATCAGCATTATTTGAATTATCATATTATTCAAGTGAGGATGATTTTTCTAACTGTGAATGTGAAATGAAAATTATATCAACTAATGATACATTTGCAATGACAAATTTACCTGCAACTGGTGGTGGTAAATTTATTTATTTATTTTCTGATTATATGGATATTCCTAAAGGACCTCAAACTTACTATTTTACTATTAGTAATCCAGTTGCATTAACATATCAACCTCTTATAGGTCAATATTCTGCAGAGTTTGTATTTAGACAAGAATTAAAAACTTATATGATATCAAATACTTTTGACAATGGTACTGCAACAATTATATATGATATACCTGTTATTTTAAAATCATATTATATGGGCACGCAAGTACCTGGAACTGGTATACCAGGTGTACCAATAGAATATGAAGGTGGTATAAACAAGGTTGATTTTGAAAGTCAGGTATTACAAGCATTTTTAGGATCAGCTGAATTTAAAAGTTATAGAATGTTAACTGATTTTATCAATATAAAATTATGTAATACAACCGGTCAGTCAAAAAATATGTTAAAGAATGATCCTACTTCTTTACCTATTGTAAACTTAGGGTTAACTTCAATTCCTCCTTCTCCTAATTTAGCGGATAGATATATAGTATCAGGAAATGAAGGTGGTGCATGGAATGGTCACAGAGATGAAATTGCTTTATGTGTTGATGATGATGTTGCTGCTACTATATGGACATTTATAAAACCAAAAAGTAGTGATATTGCATATGTTACTTCTCCAGATGATCTAAATAAAGCTGGTAATTATATATACACTGATTTTGGTTGGAAAAAACCAATATATAATATTCCTTTAAAAATATCTTTGGAAGTATTTAAAATTAATGATTCATCTATTCAAGAAGCAACTCTTATAGCAAATATTAGGTCAGCAATTTATAATTATTATAAAGCAGACTTTGGTCCAAAATTAATAATAAGACGTTCTAAAATTATTGATCTGGTTCATAATGTTAATGGAGTTTCTCATTGTAGGTTATTACAGCCAGAAAGTGGCATATTCTTTGATTATAATATTGATGATTTTGAGCAACAAGAGTTGTTAGAATATACACCTGAGTGGATGCATTTTATAGAAGATGATATTATAATTAAAATTTTTACATTGGATTAATAAATTATGGAAATATTACATTCAGAAGCTAATATTGATTTAAATAAGTTAAAAAGAACTTTGCATAAGATTGCAGCTGCAGAATTATCTAGTTTGTCGGAACCATGTTACTATCCATCACTAAAAAAATATTACTATGAATTATTGTATATATGTAAGTTAAAAGAAAAAGATATTACCACATTTGTAAAAAGGTTTTATAAAGGAACCCCTGCTTCTAAATGGAAATTACATAGAGATCCAATATCTAATTTTTATATATTTCTTATGGTTACTTTAAATAAAAGCAGACAAGTTACTGCTTATAAATCAATGCTAATAATATATATCATTAGAAATTATACTAATTTAATTCATAAACAATTGAAATTTTGTAATGAGGATGTGTTTAAATATGCTATGGAAAACTTAGCTAAAACTCATTTATTTTCAAGAGAAAAAACTATTCCTGGTTCTCTATTTTTTCTATCATGTGAAATGAATAAAAGATATGGTCATGCTTTAAAGACTGGAAATCTTGAAGAAATTACGAAATTTATAACTGAATGCAGAACTAGAATTTCTCAAAGTTTAAAAAGTTTTGCTGAGATATATTATAAAGCTAGTAAAGATGGATCAGCAATGAAAAATCCTATTGAAAATGATGACTCTATTCAATATCAACAGTTAGAAAAATCAAGCAGAGTAATAAATGATACAGTTAAAAGTTTAACTGTTTATAAGATTGTTGATTCTAAAGCGGTCAATGATGCAAGAACTCTTACTAAAGTTAGAGCATCATTAGCTACTTCCCTATCAAAAAGTTTGACTAATATTAAACATGAAGATAATATAAGACTTATTCTTGAACTATTTGTAAAAGAATTATCAGAGGTTGGTCATTTATGTGGAGATCAATTTTATAAAAATGTTAGAGTATTAATGGCTGTTAAGAGAACCAAAGCGTTAGTTTATTTTAAACAACAAATCAATATTCTAATTAGAAATATTATTAAAGATATAAAGTTCGATAAAGAATATAATAAATTAACTAAACAAACTCAATCTTTAATTAATTTATACTTAGCATATTATATTACTTTATCAATGAGAAATTCAATTTGTTAAACATCAGTTTCTTCTTTTTCACTTTTCTTCCGTCCTCTTAAGATATTTTCAAAAATTCTTTAGAGTTACCTATTAAATAACTTTCAGAATCAGAATCAGAATCCTTTATTCTACTACCTATTGAAGAATCTTTATCCTCTACCACTACATTGGATTTATTAGTTCCATATAGATTAATAGAAGATATATTTCCTTTGTATGTATCTTTACTATTATAAGTTTTAATAATTGAATCTGCCCCAACGAAATTTTTTCCACCTAATACTTCTAAATAATTACCTAAAGTAGGTCTTTTATCTGAATAATTATTACTTCCTTTCCCAGATATCATACTATTATATAAACTTCCAAATTCAATTCTAATATCACACATTCCCAATGCTTGATTGTAAGCAATATTTTGTTGTTCTCCACCTTTAATAATAGATATACTGCTTATAAAAGCTGAATTTAAATTATATATACCTGGAGAAATAACTTTACAAAACAATGGCCATTTATAACTAGCTACATCTTTATTGCCAACTTTTGGTAATCCTAAAGCTAATATAGCAGCTATTGGACCAACAATATATTTTTTTGTTGATTCTGGATTACCAGGATCAGGATTATATAATCTAATGGTCATAGTATATGATGGAGTGAAACTACTATTTTTCCAAACTTGAGGAAAATCAATTCTTGATCCTGTTGCAGCAGCAGCTATGCTACTACCAAAAGTTTTAGCAACACTAGCACCTCTATCATGTCCATTTTTTTCTAAAGTATCAATAAAGTCACTATACATACTACTCATTTTATTCCCACCTGCGGTAATAGATCCTCCACCAGGAGCTGCTTTTACTAAATTCTTTAAATCTTTTATATTAGTTAAACCAAGTATTTGAGAAAAATCCCCCACTGTGGATGAAACTCCAGAAGACATTCTGTCAAATATTGTCTCACCGTATTCATTATTAAATGTATCTGTGGGAAAACTATCAACTATATAAGAAACTTTTACTTTATTAGAATTCCCCATTGTAAAACCAACACTTTTTAAAATTTCTTGATATTTTTCCCATCCTTTATGTTGATCTAATGTAAATAATGAAGCTCCAGAACTAAATTCTGGTTCACATGGAATTATTGTTGCCGTAGGCATAGAATTATGTATAACTGTATTGCTTATATGTGTAGATGGTGGCATCCCAAAAATCATACCATCTAAAGATACTAGTTGACCAGGTGGTGTTGGATCAGAAAAAATACCATTAAGCCACCTTTCAAAATCACTTATAAATTTAGCCATTTTATCTCCTTACGTTATATTTCCACTTAAAATTAAATTAATAAATGGATCTCTTGATCTAGATGGTTGTGAATTACTACTACCACCACCAGATACATTACTATTACTACTCATTATTTTTATAGATTTATCAATTGTTGCACTCATTATATTAGCACTATTTTGAGAAGTTTGTTTCATTGTATCTTTCATTCCATTTATACTATCTTGTAGTATACCATCTTGTTTCATTTTTAATATATCTTTACCAGCACTCATAGAAGCAACTTTTTTCGAATTAATTCCTAGTCCTCCAAAAAGATTTTCTCTAACTTTATCTGGGGATACAAAACTCATATTTCCTGATGCACCAATGATTCCAGTTTCTCCACCATGTCCTCTTAATAAAACATCTGTAGTTGTATTTTTACTGCCTCCCATTTCAAATCCAATACCAGCTCCAGCAGATATTTTTGCTGAAGGAGATAAAAAATTAGGAAAAACAAATTCTTTTGTAGCGGCTTTACCAAACCAACTAAATAAACCTTTCTTCTTTTTCTCTTTGGCTCTGTCTTTTATATCTTTTAATTTCTTTATTTCCATTTCTACACGCATTTTAGTTAATAGAAATAAATCATGTAATTTAGTATATATAGAACCTAATGAATCTCTTGCAATTGATATTCCTTTAAAAACTTTTTCTTTCATATTTTTTAAATGTTCTTTTGGATCACCAATTGAATCACTTAAGAAATTTCCAAATTTCATAAATGAACTAGTTATATTGTCACCTAATTTTGATATTAAAGTTGGCATTTCGTTTATTGCTTTTTGTTTAAAACCTGAATACATATCTTTAGCTTTATCTTTAGCATCACTAATTTTATCTTTAATATCTATTTTAGTAGTCATTTTCAATGCTGCTTTACCCATTTTGTTAGCATATTTTTTAGTTTTACTATACATACCTTCTACTTCTTCTACTATAGCAAAATCTTTTGCTTTATCATATAAATCAGTAGCAGTTTCTCCAATAGAACCAAACATTTTACTTTTCTTATTCCACATTTCTTTTAGTTTGTTTTTACCTTTAGAAATAACTAATGCTCCAGCGTAAACTGCTTCATCTCCACCAGCTTTAATCCAAGCTTTTTTACTAACACCAGTAATTTGATTAGCAGCTTTCACTAATGCATCTGGATTATTAACACTATATTTATTTAAATAAGCAGCACTAAGCATTGCAGTAGCTGATCCGGTAAACCCAGCAAATATAGGAAGATATGATCCAACTGATTGTTGAATAGCTTGAATCTTTTTAACCATTGATTTATCTAAATTTTTATGCTTTTTACTCTTATCATATTTTCCTTTAGATCTTTGATAGTCCCTATATGCTAAAGCTGATTCTGCTGCTCCCATAGCTAAAAAACTAGTACCACCAGATAAAATTGCTGCGCCGCCTGCTAATCCAGAAGTTAATTCTAATCCAGCCTCAATAAATTGACCTTTCATCAATCTATGAGCGGCAAACCCTAATCCTGCTAAAATACCTAATCCAGGAATTGCCTTAGATGCAACTTTACCAGCACCTTTAACCGCTGCAGTTTTCATTGCTTTTTTAGCTGCTATACCAGCAACACTAGCACCAACTTTTTGTCCAATTTTAGTTTTAGATACTTTACTAGCAGCATAACCAAATAATCCAGCTCCA